AACTTTACTTGCTGGTCGGCGTTATCGCTTTAGTGGTAGCGGAAGTGGTCGAGTGAATCCAGCTGTATCAACGGCTTACGATATGTATATTGCCGACTATACCGGTATTCCAGGTGTACCTGGCCTGTTTCATATGTTTCAAGAAAAAACAGTGGATATTGCGAATCAAATAAGTACTCCGTACCCGACAGGAAGTTTTGTCTATCATGTTGCGCCACTTACTGACTTCCCTTTAAATGTGAACCTCATCGGTACTTGTTCTCCTGGCGTGATGACAGTCGATGCGAATACCTGCTTCTTGCTCGTTGAGGACATCGGTCCTCAGTAGAAAGGAATATTAATGAGTTATAGCACTATTGACGCACTATACAACGACGCATTGTTCGGAGGCCGGGTCCGTGCTTGCACAGAAGAGCAAGCACAGGTATTTGTTAATGATGCTCGTCCTGACTACGTCGCTTTGTCGAACGATATTTTACGTAGTGGCGGTGGAACGACGAACACCTTCATTCGGCTCACTGCAGCTGCACCTGGTATAGCCGAAGCTGCTGAGGGCAGTCTAACTAGCCCTATCGACCAGGAATTGGTTCTAGACGAAATGATCCTATCGGCGGTTCAGGGGAACTGGCAGCTTGTTGCTTCATTGTATTTCGACGCTGAGGGGAATCCGGTTAACTGAAAGTACCCTTGATTGGAGGATAAAATGCCAGCATTGAAATATTGGGATGTTGTTAGTAATAGCTATGTTGATTTGCCGGCCCCTCAAGGTCCCCCAGGCCCTCCAGGAGCATCAACTGCTGGTGTGTATGTTGATGTCGGTGCCGAACCTCCAGACCCAAACGCTCCTGGTATAACACCACCAGAAGGGTTTTTGTGGATTGATACGACAACACCTCCAGGAGGACCCAGTTCAGGCGGAGATGGTCCGAGAGGTTGGCTCGCTTCACTCAGAGGCCCCGCTTCATTGATGCAGCTCGGGCAGACTGCCACCAGCATCTTAAGAATTCAACCAACATTGTTAGCGAATCGTCGTTACCGGATTTCTGTTTCTGGTTCTGGATCGATTGACAAGAACAATCACACGACGAGTACGTCGATGCAGCTATTTCATTCTAATGCAACCGAAGCGATTACTCCATATCTGTTTGAGTTCAATCCTGGGCTCACTAGTCAGGAGGTGCCATCGCTTTTTCCGTCAGGCGCTCTCGTCTACGAAATATCTCACACAGTGGACATGGTCGATACGGTGGCAATCTACGGCTCTGCCTATCCAGGCACCCTCGATGTCGCTGCAAATAGTTGCTGGATTCTCGTCGAGGACATCGGATCTCTATAATTAGATTGGAGATAAATGCCAACATTAAAATATTGGGATGTTGCTGCTAATGATTATATTGAAATAGTTGGTCCTCCAGGAGCGACAGGTCCACCAGGTCCGTCTAATACGGATACAATTGCCGCCCAAGTTGAACGAAAAGGTGCGCTAACAATTGGTACTGGGTATACAGAGGTTTTATTTGACACAGTAGTGCATGACACAAATTCACTCTTTGATTCTGCTCTTGGATATTTTCGATTTCTTGAAGAGGGATGGTGGGAGATAAATGCTGGAATTAGTGTTGTATCAGTTCCAGATCAATGGTTAGCTTTTAGAGTTTCGACAAGTAACGCTGATAGACAACTAGGAGCGTCATCTGGATCTGTAGCTTCACCACTATCTGTATTTATATCGTTTAAAGCATATGTCGTAGGAGGTGCGGGTATAACCACTCAAGCAGTGGCAGGAGCTCCAATGAATCTTCTTACTTCTTATAGCACTTGGGAAGACATTCATTACCTTGGTCCAACTCTATAGAAAGGAAAAGATTTATAATGAACAGAACGATTGAACCAGAATTTGAGCCAGTAGACAGGCATCGTGGTCCACTAGATGATGATGAGGATGGGCGTTGGCTCGAGCCAAGGGATTCTCGGCGTATTAACGCTGAGCGTCGTCGTGGTGAGTTATTTGATGCTGATTCTGTTGTTGAAGAAGGCGGAGAAGGCGGAGAAGGCGGAGAAGACGAGAACCCCGAGGAGGAAGACGAGGAGGAAAATAATGGCGCTTCGGCGTGATTGGATCGAATCGCCAAATTGCTCGAGTCGTGGAAGTGGTGTGCGTTTGATTGTTGTCCACACTGCTGAGGGAAGTCGTACTTATCAGTCACTCGGTAATTACTTTGCAAGCTCTTCGTCTGGTGTATCTAGTCATACTGGAATTGATGATACACCTGGTGTTATCGGGGAGTATGTCGCTCGTGGGGATAAAGCTTGGACACAGGGAAATGCTAATCCATACTCGGTAGCAACTGAACTATGTGCTTTCGCTGCTTGGCCGATTGAGGAATGGGATCGTCATCCGGTTATGCTGGAGAATTGCGCAAAATGGATTGCTGAAGAAGCTTCTGCTTTTGGTATTCCATTGCGTCGTCTAAGTGCTGGTGAGGCGCAGGGCAGCGCAGCGATGGGTGTTTGCCAGCATGTAGATCTCGGAGCAGCAGGCGGTGGTCACACTGATTGTGGTTCATCATTCCCAATGGATCGAGTTATAGCCATGGCAGCAGGTGGAGGAGCACCTCTGGCACCTACAATGAAAGGACGCAACATGATCGCAAGTACCAGTACTGGAGAAGGCTATTGGACTGTCAGTCATGACGGTGCAGTGGGTGCTTTCGGTGATGCTCAATACCATGGTGGAGGGTTCAGCCCTGATGTTGTCACTGGAGAGATCATCGGCATTGCAGGAAAAGGGAATGACGGCTATTGGTTGTTTGCCAGTGATGGCGGTATTCTTACTTTCGGCTCAGCGCAATTCCTTGGGCGGCCAGATCGAGCATAAATGATTATCAGAAGATATTCCGAGCTTGTTCGTCTTGCTACGTTTGATGAAAGATTTGAATATTTGAAACTTGGCGGGGGAGTAGGGCGTTCAACGTTTGGGTTTGACCGATATCTTAATCAAAGATTTTATTCTTCACGAGAGTGGGAGGACATTCGTCGATACGTAATGCTAAGAGATCAAGGATGCGATCTCGGAGTCGTCGGGCATGAGATATTTATCGCCCCACTTGTTCATCATATAAATCCAATGAGTGCAGAAAGTATTAGTCATAAAGAATCTTGGGTCTTAGATCCAGAATTTTTGATATTAACTAGTCACAACACTCACAATAACATACATTTCGGTGTAAAAAAGTTAACTCCAAAAGTAGTTGCGGAGAGACGACCCAGAGATACGAATCTTTGGTAAGGAGGTATTATGGCTATTATAAATGATAGTATTCTTACGAGTACGAAGAAAATTCTAGGTATTAGTGCTGAGTACACGGCATTTGATCTCGATGTTATCACGCACATCAATGCTGCATTTGCTGTAGTTAATCAACTTGGTCTTGGGCCAGTAGATGGATTTTTTATTGAGGATGACTCAGAAGTATGGGGAGATCTTCAACTTCCGCCAAGACAGTTGAGTTTGGTGAGAACATATATTTATCTCAAGACTCGTATCTTGTTTGATCCTCCAACTTTGTCGTACTTGGTTGAAGCTTTGAAGCAGCAACTACAAGAGCACGAGCATCGTATGCTCTTCTATGTTGAATACTTTGATGGTGACAATGAGATCATGCCCGTTGGAAAGGAGGTACGTGATGAACGATCCCGTAGAGTTTCTTGAGCATCATGGCATTAAAGGTCAGAAGTGGGGTCGTCGTAAGGCTCGTACTCCTAGGATAACTTCTCAAGAACACAAAGTTGCTTCTGACCTTAGAAAGAAACACGTTTCAACTTTAACAAATGAAGAACTCAAAACATTGAATGCTAGATCAAATCTAGAACAACAACATCGTCGTTTGAATCCCAATACAGCTGCCAAAGGAAGAAAGTATGTGAAGGCTGCTATGGGAACTGCGGTTGGAGCTGCTACTTTATATGGTCTTGCGACTGGACCAGCGGGTAAAGCTTTGACCGGTGCTGTTAAAAAAACGGCCTCAAAATGAATAACATTCAAGATGTAGATGAGTTTCTTGAGCATCATGGCGTTAGAGGTCAGAAGTGGGGAATTCGGAATAAGAGAAAAAGTGGTCCATCTCGTCGTGATGTTAGAAAACATAAAAAGCAGCAGGTTCAAAAACTTCGAATGGATAAAGCAAACCATCTTGTAGAGACTGCTACGAAAGATCCGCAGGTTCTTATCAAACTTAATAGAAGGCATGTTGTTACTGGGGAAGAGTTTATTAATCATTTATCCAGAGGTGGACTTTTGGATATTGATGGTTCCGATATTTGGGCTCAACAAGAGAAGCCTGGTGGTCCTTATGTAATGAGATAGAAAGGAGCCGTATGCCGTTATCTAATACAGATACTCCATATTACTACGGCCTCTTTCGTGAATCTGTTCTTAATGGAGAAATTCTAGTAAACCGTGAAATTTCACAAGAAATGAATCGTATAGACAGTCTTATATACGATAAAGAGATATTTTATGATCCTGATGCCGTTAAAGGATTTATTCAATATTGTGAATGGGAATTAACACTAACCGATGGTAGTGATCTGCATTTGTTAGACACATTTAAATTATGGGCGGAGCAGATTTTTGGGTGGTATTACTTCATAGAAAGAACTATATATGATCCAGAAAGTGGTGGATTTATTAAAAAACTGTTAAAGAAACGCCTGACTACTAAACAATATTTGATCGTGGCTCGAGGTGCAGCCAAATCAATGTATGCGGCATGTATTCATGCGTATTTCCTTAATGTTGATATTTCAACAACTCACCAAATTACCACTGCTCCGACTATGAAGCAAGCCGAAGAAGTTCTATCTCCATTTCGTACGGCCATAATTCGATCAAGAGGTCCTCTATTCAAATTCCTTACTGAGGGTTCTATTCGTAATACGACCGGTCCTAATGCTTTTCGGCAAAAACTTGCATCCACGAAAAAGGGTGTCGAGAATTTCTTAACTGGTTCTTTGCTCGAGATTCGTCCAATGACAATCAACAAGCTTCAAGGACTAAGACCAAAAATTTCAACTATTGACGAATGGTTGTCTGGGGACATTCGCGAAGATGTTGTTGGTGCGATTGAACAAGGTGCGTCAAAGATGGAAGATTATTTGATTCTCGCTATAAGTTCTGAAGGAACCGTTCGAAATGGTTCTGGTGACACGATTAAAATGGAGTTGGCAACTATTCTTAAAGGAGAATACGATGCTCCGCATATTTCAATCTGGCATTACAAGTTAGATGACATTGAGGAAGTTGCTGATCCATCTACTTGGATTAAAGCAAACCCAAATTTAGGCCAAACTGTTACTTATGATGTTTATCATCTAGATGTAGAAAGAGCTGAAAAAGCTCCTGCTTCTAGAAACGATATTTTGGCTAAGCGTTTTGGAATACCCATGGAAGGGTACACATATTTCTTCACATACGAAGAAACTCTTCCCCATCGTACTACAGAATTCTGGGCAACTCCATGCGCTCTTGGTGCAGACCTTTCGCAAGGCGATGACTTTTGCGCATTTACATTCTTATTTCCATTGTCGAATGGAGCATATGGTATTAAGACGAGAAGTTATATTACAGAGCTTACTCTAATGAAGCTTCCTGCTGCAATGCGCATAAAGTACGAAGAGTTTATTCGTGAAGATAGTCTTCATATTATGGATGGTAGAGTGCTGGATATGATGGCGGTTTATGATGATTTGGATGCTTTTATAGTTGGTTCTGAGTTTGATGTTCGTTGTTTTGGATTTGACCCATATAATGCCAAAGAATTTGTAAGTAGATGGGAAATGGAGAATGGCCCATATGGCATTGAAAAGGTTATTCAGGGCGCAAAAACAGAATCAGTTCCTCTTGGTGAATTAAAGATTCTTTCTGAACAAAGAGCATTGATATTTGATCAAGCATTAATGTCGTTTGCAATGTCAAATGCAGTTACTCTAGAAGATACTAATGGAAATAGAAAACTTTTAAAGAAACGCGCCGAAGAGAAAATTGACAATGTTTCTGCTCTTATGGACGCATATGTAGCGTACAAAGCTAATAAAGAGGCATTCGAGTAAGAAAGGAGGCGATGAATCTTGCCCATCTTTGATAGATTAAGAAAGGTTTGGAACGTATTCGTTAAGAATCAGAATCAGTTTGATTATGGTATTGGTTCTTCTGAAGTTTCTTATGCTGGAATTTCTCCGTCTCGTCCATCTGTTAGATATTCCAATGAACGTTCTATCATTGCTTCCATTTATACCCGACTTGGTGTAGATATTTCTGCTTCTGAGTTTCGTCATGTTAAGCTTGATGATCTTGGTAGATTTGAAAAAGACATGAAAAGTGCATTTAATTCATGTTTGACTTATGAACCAAATTTGGATCAAGGTCCTCGAGCATTTAGACAAGACATTGCAATAACTTTGTTTGACAAAGGTGTCGCGGTTATTGTTCCCGTTGATACTACAGTAAATCCAGTTACAAAAGAAATAGTAGACATCTATTCGCTTCGTGTTGGTCATGTTGTTGCATGGTATCCAAAACACATTAAAGTCAGTGTTTACAACGAAGCTACAGGTAAACGTGAAGATGTTACAATTGAAAAGCAGTTTGCAGCTGTTATTGAAAATCCTTTGTATTCTGTAATGAATGAACCAAATTCAACGCTTCAACGACTTATTAGGAAGTTAAATCTTCTTGATGCTGTTGATGAACAATCGGGTTCAGGAAAACTCGATCTTATCATTCAGTTACCATATGTAATCAAGTCGGAAGCAAGAAAAGAACAAGCAGAAAAACGCCGTGAAGACATTGAATTCCAATTGAGGGGCAGTAAATACGGTATTGCTTATACAGATGGTACCGAAAAGATTACACAACTTAATCGTCCTGCAGAGAATAATCTTTTAACTCAGGTAGAGTTCCTTACAAACATGCTTTACAATCAATTAGGGCTTACCGAAGATGTCATGAACGGCACCGCAGATGAGAAGTCCATGCTCAATTACAACGCTCGAACCATTGAGCCTATCGTGGATGCAGTCATGGAAGCAATGCAGATAGCATTTATAGGGCCTATAAGAACGGCAAACAATGAAAGAATTAAATACTTTACCGATCCCTTTAGGTTTGTCCCTGTTGCTCAAATTGCTGAGCTTGCAGATAAATTTACTCGTAATGAGATTCTAACTGGTAATGAAATACGAGGTATTATTGGGTTCCAGCCGTATCCAGATTCTAAGGCTGATCAACTTAGAAACAGTAATCTACCAGTTGTAGATACTCAACTTCAACCTGTAGATACTCAACCTCAACCGCCGACTGATAAAGTTCCAGTGGCTCATAGCTTAGAAAGGAATGGTCAAAATGGGAGTAGAAGCTGATTTTAGTGGCTGGGCCACTAAGGCTGGTCTCAAATGTTCAGATGGACGGATCATCATGCC